AGGGGACACCAAGTATTAAGAAAGAATTTGAACAAGTACATGGACTTTTACAGATGATGCATGGACAACCGTTTTTTTGTTTGACTGACAACCCCAAGTTGGAGAAGTTCGTACAGTCTATTGGTTATCAATATGTACAAACCCTCCCGTGTGATGACGGGGTAGATAGACCTATGTGGAGATATACAAATGGGTAATGTCGTAGGCGGTATCACTAACGCCTTATTTGGAAAAGGTGGTGCAGGTACTGCCGCTGAAGCCGTTGCTCGTGCGCGAGAGTTAGGTAAAGAAGCTGTATTCAATCCGTTTACAGTTACTACTAGCGCAGGTACTGGTCAATACTTAGGTGACGGACAGTATCAGACTACGTTATCTGCACCGTACTCACAGATTCTTAGCTCTGCCCTTGGCGGTGCAGGAAGTATGTTTGAGCAAGCGGCGGCGTTTGATCCATCGGCAAGAGCGCAACAGGTGTTTGGTGAACAAGCGGCTTTGTTACAACCACAGTTTGAACAGCAGGCTACAGCATTACAGTCACGGTTGTTTGGTGGTGGACGTTTAGGTCTACGACTTGCAGGAGAATCTCAAGGACTTGGCGCAGGCTCTGGTATGGTTAATCCTGATGCGCTAGGACTTGGACAAGCACAACAACAAACTCTTGCACAGCTAGCGGCTCAGTCTCGTCAGCAAGCATTTGGTGAACAAGCACAACTACAGCAAATGGCGGGTGGTATGTTGCAAGCAGGTATGGGTATTTCTGGCTTAGAACAATCATTACTTGCTCAAGGTTTGGATGCAGAGACTGCTCGTGCGGCGGCGGCATATGCTTCAGGTACTATGCAACTTGATCCATATAAGACGCAAGCGCAGATTGAACAAGAACAACGTGGTCAGAATGCAGGCTTCTTTGGTTCTGTCTTGGGTGGTTACCTTGGGGGAAAGGGGTAAGCGGTAGTCCTCCTCCAACATCGTTTGGCCCTACTCAATCAGGCTTTGGCCCGCTAGCAGGAACATACGGATCAGGATTTGGAACTGCCGCAACAGGTTACATGAACTCACCTTCATTGTTTACAACCACATCGCCTAATCAGTTTAGATTTTATCAGTAGGATTTATTATGGCACAACGTGATCAAGTATTAGGAATGTTCGGAGCTTCTCCTGAGCAAATCATGGCAAGGCGTAGACGCGAACAAGCACAAGAAGTCTTACGAACTCAAGATCCTTTTCAACGCGCAGGTGGCGCAATTGGAATGGGATTAGCTCGTATGTTTGGAGGAGAGCCTGAAGAGGTTACTCGTCAACGTCGATTACAACAAGCACTGCAAGGTGTTGACATGACTAACCCTGAGCAGATGACTCAAGCGGCAAGTATGCTTAACCAAGCAGGGTTCTCTAATGAAGCTATGCAATTGCTGTCTCGTGCTGATCAGTTCAGAACATCTGAGCAACAACGTGCAACTTCAGAAGCTCAAGCGGCTTATGCTACTCAACAAACAGAAGCTTCTAAGGCTGATGTTAAACGAGGATTGTTTGAGCGTGTTGACGAAACTATTTCTCAAGCTGTTACAATTGATGGTAAGACATTCTATGTTCCTGTTAAAGCTAAAGTCAAATACAACAAAGAAACAGGTGACCGAGAAGTCTTAACATCTCCTTCTGAGTTAGAGCAAATGGGACAGCAAGCAGCTCAGAAGATGAATCGTGAAGAGCTTGCCGCACAGTCTGAAGCTACATTACGAGAAACACAATTAACCACAGCTAAGAAACAACAAACTCTTGCAGAAGCTCAATTGACAGCAACTCAAAAGAAAGCAGGAGAAACCACTGGTCTTGTTCGTGTACCAATACAACGTGATGAGTTTGATCCATTGACTCAACGGACAAAGAAAGTCACAGGGTTTGAGTACAAAGCGACAACAGGTACAATGAAAACTGATGAAAACGGTAAAGAAATCTTTGTTCCTAACATGCAATTACCGCCTGACGCAGAAGTAGTTGATGATAAGGGATTACCTCAAGGTGCTATCGAAATTGATAGAAGCAAAGACCTAACTATTGAAAGTCGTGGACAAGAGTTTGTTAAAGTTGGTGCAGGAAAAGATGAAAAGTTCTATCAGTTAGTTAGGATAGGAGATTTAGAATACTACATGCCTACTCCTGTAGATCCCGGCACTATTTACCAATCACAGCAAGAAGGACAAAAACCTAGCACATCGGTAGAAGCTCGTCCTACTGCCCCCGGAAATACAAAAGCTAAAGCTGACTGGGACAGACAATACGGCAGGACACATTATTCTGATGGTACGTTAAAACCAAATCAAGAAGGTTTTGAAGACGCGGCAGGTTAAAGGAAAAAATCATGGCTATTGTAGTCAATCATCCGGTTCTTGGAAGAGTATCATTTCCTGACAACTACACTCCGCAACAGATTGATGCCGAGCTACTTCAGCTTGGAGCATCTTTATTACCAGAGAAATCTTCTGGTGATGTATTCTTTAACCAACTAGGCGAAGGTTTTGAGGCGACCATTGAAGGGCTTGGTCAGCTTACTGGATTAGGCGGTGAGCCAACACAAGAAGACTACATTGATGAGTTTCAAAACCGTGTTGAATTAGAACAGAATCCTGTTGCGGGTTATGGTGGTTATGTTGTTGGTGCTATCCTTGATCCTATTACAATCCCTGCCGCATTCTTAAAGCCTATTGCTATTGGTGGTAAACTTGCTACTGGCGCGGCTAGAGGTGCTACAGCAGGTGTGCTCTACGGCGGTACTGCTCCAGTCTATGAAGAGTTTGGAGACAGTCGTTTACTCAACACAACTGTTGGTGGTGTATTTGGTGGTGCATTAGGTGGTGCATTGTCAAGAATTACAGCGGCTGATATTACTAAGCCTATTGCTCCTGAGAAAATGGATGACGCTGTTGACAGTGTACTAGAAGATGTAGCTGAGTCTGTGACTCCTCAAGTAAGAGTAGCTGAAACTGCAGAGCCACAGCCACTGAGTGTAGGTCCAGAGCTTGCCCTTACAAAACTTGAAGAAGAGTTAACTCCGCTTGCACAGCCTGCTCTTAAGTCTGGTGATCGTAAAACAACAGAATCATTAGTTGCTCAACTTGAAAATAAAATTAACAACATGGAGCGCACTAAGCCAAAGCGTGGGTCTAAGGTTGCTAAAAATTTAGAAGAAGCAAAACAAGAAGTCAAAGGTCTGAAAGAACGGTTAGCTCAGAATACTGATGAAGCACAGGCCGCTAGACTTGATCTTGAAAACTTACGCAAAGGTGAAATAGATAAATTATCTCCTGCAAGTAGAGCAAGAGTTGATGAGCTATCAACCATTCAAGTTAAACCTAAGACTCCAATACAGCAAGCGGTACGTACTCAAGCAGATGTTGCTCAAGAAGCGGCAGAACAGCCAATCTTCTTTGTACGCCCTGCAGTCACAAGACCAGTAGCTTCTACTCCTGTTACAAAAACACTTGAACAAATATCAGAAGACACTAAGCAGGTCATTCAACGCGCTGTTACAGGTGAGCCTGAGCCTGTTCCTACCATGCCTCAGCGTCAGTTTACAATGGATGACATTATGCAACGCAGAGTTGTAGGCTCTGGTGCGGCTCGTGTGTCTCCATTACAGACAGCAGATGAGTTAAATCTTAAGTGGGCTGAAAAAGCGAGACTACAATCTGGTGCGCTTGGGCCTCGTATGGTGACTCGTAAGTATCTTCCTCCAGATCAACCTCCGGGTTCTCCTATGACTACAAAAGTAGAAGAAGGAGCGTTCCCTGAGTTTGAGTTTCCTGCAGGACCAGTGCGTAACTATGCGGCTCAGTTGTACCAATCACTTAACAAGCTCCGTTATGGTGCTAATGTGGCAAGAGGACGTGGTGATACTCGTGGCTCTGGTACAAGACAAGCTCGTATTAATGCGGCAGGACGTTGGATTGAAAGTCTTGAGGAAGAAGGTAAGTACGTAGAAGATTTTATTCTTTCGGCTGAGCGTGGAGATATCGGACCTACTCAAATTATGGGATCAGCTAGAGTTCAACAAGATGTTCAAGAAATTGTTGCAAGACAATCTCAAGAATATGAAGATTTAATAGAGGAGTTTGGCTCAATTGATGCAATACCAAAAGCAATCTACGATGAGCACGTTGCTCGCTCAGTCCCTGCGCTAATGATCAACGCTAAACTTAGTGGTGCATTAACAGAAGGTTCAGATATGTTGAATGCTTCTAAATGGGTGAAGCAAGCTCTTGGGTTAGATTCTAAAGGTAAGCGTACTAAAGCTCGTATGACAGAATTATTCGGAACAAGGTGTATTTAATGGAAACTTGCCGTAGCGTATTCGCTGATTTCATGAAAGGCAAAAAGATGGCTGACTCTATGGGGCCGCGAGTAGGAGAGAAGTATCTTGATGCAGTCGCAAGAGGTGAGTTAGCAGGAAAGAAAACTGCAAGTGATATTGTTATGGATTCTGTTGCAGAGACTGCTGTGTCAGGCCTGTTATCTAACCCTGCCTCATGGTTAATTCAGATTGTCTCCGGTGTTACTCAGTCTGTACTGATGCCTTTAGTTAGATTATCGCAAGGGTTAGTGCAAGGGGGTCCATTTACTAAAGTAGGTAAGGAATCGCTTACAGACGCAGGAGCCATGCTGTTTGGTGCGATCCAAGGATACAAAGAGTTTGTACCATTTCTAGTTAAGGGGTGGAAAAATGGCTTACCAATTGACATTGACTTTACTAAAGGTCTTAGTGAAAAAGAACTACGTGCTTTGTTGCGAAACGCAGGTTTAACAGAAGACTCTAGTCCTCGTGAGTTGAATGCTTTCTTAAAAGACAGATACGATTATATTAACCAAGGTATCCCTAGTCGTTTTGGTGGAGACTTTATTCGGTTACCTACCCGTATTATTGTTGCCCTTGATGAGGGTATGAAAGCTGTATTCCGTAGACAAAAGTACAACGCTCTTGCATTCCGTAAAGCAATGGAGATTACTGACAACGGTACTAAGGGTGATCCTCTAGCTGAATGGAACAAGCTCATTGGAGTTAATCTTGCTAAGGCTGATGAGTCTGAGAAAGCATGGAAGTTTATCAAAGGTAAAGATGATGCAGATATGGGTGAGTTGTCTGCTCTGTATCGCGCACAAGATTACGCCAAGCTTAACGCATTCCAACAAGAGTTATTTGGTGCGGCACGGCAGATGCAAAAGTATCGTGCTGAACATAAGATCCTTGTATTCGCTATCCCGTTCCTGAAGTCTCCATACAACATTCTCAAAGAAGGTGTAACTTTTGTACCCGGCTTAGGTTACATGGCAGGGAAGTTCTATAAGAAAGCAACTAGCGTAACAAATCTAGGTAGACTAGATGATGCTCAACGCTCTCGTTTCCTTGAGTTAAGTGACAAGCTTAACATGAACAAAGCCGAGGCTTCTGAGTTAAAGAAACTGCGTAACATCATTGGCCCTACCCGTTATGAGAAGATGGATACCAGTGAGATTATGGGACGACAGCTTCTAGGGTTTGGCGCGGCTGTTACAGCATACTCAATGTTTGATGAAGGGTTAATTACAGGTAAGATGCCTGAAAATCCTGCTGAGCGTGAGGCATGGAGAGCTAATGGAATCCCTGAGTTCTCAATACGTGTTGGAGATCAGTGGATATCTTATCGTAAGATCGAGCCTCTCTCTACTGTGTTTGGTTTGATGAGTGACCAGTATCGTTTGTGGGATGAGTACTTTGAGAACGCACAAGATCCTAACATTGATGAGTGGGAAAAGTATATCAGTGCTACACATGGATCATTAGTTCAGAATATTATGGGTAAGTCTTTCATGGAGGGACTGTCTAACATTGTCAACCTTGCAACAGCAGGGGCAACGGGTAACTCAGGACAAGAACTACAAAACATTGCGGCTAACCTTGGTCGAGTTGTTGTACCTTACGGTGCGTTCCTTAACTCAGTTGCTATCTCAATGGACACAGAGAATGCACCAAGTGGTAAGGCATGGGATAGACAAGCAACATCAGTCATTGAAAAACTACAACAGCGAATTCCCGGATTTCGAGAGTCGCTTCCGTTAATGTATGGCATCTATGGTGAGGCACGTAAGCTAGATATTATTGATGTATGGGATGGTATTAAGACTGTTGATGACGTGGACAAGACAGCCTTACAAGAAGAACTAGCTACCCTTGGCGTTGCTTATGCTCCGATTGACAGAACAATTAAAACAGATATGAAGCTTAACAATAATGAACTAGGTCAGCTACGTGAGATCTCAGCGCAGATGGTGACACCTATGCTTGAAGATATGATTAGCGCACCGGGTTGGAGGACTCTACCTAACTCGCTAAAGGATAGAGTATTCAAAGACACCATGAGAGCAGGACGCTCTGCCGCAATGAAAGTATTCATCGGTAAGAACATTGGTGTTAAAGAATTTGAGAAGCGGTATATGTTTGCATTACTGAAGAACAAAGGATTGCAAGACTTAATGACTGAACCCGGAGTTTTGTAGTGTACAAAAAAAGCCCTCCGAAGAGGGCAATCCACTGGAGGGTGGTTCAGTCGTCAGCAAGTCCGTAAACATTACCAACCATAATCTTTAAAAATGGTATGTTGAATATATACCCATCAAAGAAATAAATTGTAGTGTCCTCTTCTGATTCTCCACGTTGTCGTCCATATACAGGCTGTGCTTCTACAGACTCAACAGATAATCCAAAGACGTGCCACCAACTAAATTGTACTACCATCCCCAATCATCTCCTTTTAGTCCATGTGCATTGTAATCAGTCACTCGCTTTTCAAAGAAGTTACTCATAGAGCTACCTCCAAGAATCTCCTCCATCCACGGTAGAGGGTTCTCCTTAACCTTCCAGTTTGTCTTGAGACCAAGTTGCAATAGTCGTCTGTCTGCGAGATAACGAATGTACTGCTTGACATCTGCCGCCGTGAGACCTTCCAAGTCACCCATCTCATACGCAAGATCAATAACCTTGTCTTCAAGTTTGACTGCAGTACGGAACATCTCGTAAATACTTTTCTTGAAATCGTCATTAACGATGCGTGGATGTTCATTACAATACTCCCTGAATAACTTAGCCATCCCCTCTGCGTGTTGTGACTCATCCCGTACTGACCACTCAACAACAGTACACATACCCGGCATCTTACCGTAGCGTTGGTAGTTCAGTAGCATCGCAAATGCTGAGAACAAACTCATACCTTCATTCAATACTGATCGTGCAATTGCAAGTGCTGTACCATGTACACTATTTACGTCAATATCGGACATGAACTCCAGTTTTGCAGACATTTGCTGATACTCTAAGAACGATGTGAACTCCTCTTCAGGTAGTCCGAGAGTGTCATTGAGTAAGGCGTATGCTCGTTGATGGATGAACTCACGAGAAGCAAAGGCTGTGAGCATGGCTCTAATCTCATTGTTCTTGAACTTGGGAATATAATACTCAAGATAGTTTGTTCCAACCGCCACGTCTGTCTGCGTAAATAACCGCAAGATCTGGGTGATATGGTTCTTCTCGCTCTCCGATAATGCGCCTGACTTCCAGTGTGATACATCTGTTTGTAACTCTAGCTCATCTTCAATCCAATGGATACGCTCATGCTCCGTGGCATACGTAACAGCCCAAGGGTAGTTGAATGGTTTATAACTTTTGCTCTGTTCCTGCAAGCTCATATATTTGTCTCTCCAGTGTGTCCAGTCTGTTGGACAGTTCTATGATTGTGTCGTATGCGTCATTTAATAATTGTTTATTGAAAGGGTCTACGTCTTTGACCAGTTCAATTCTTTCCAGTATCTTAGTTACCCCTGACATGATACACATACCTCATCTTCAAAGTCCTTCAGGGCATTACGATCTACTTTAGTCCCAACCTTCTCCGCTGTAACACCTGCAGTCGTGCGTAAATAATATAGTCCTTTAAGCCCTTCCTTCCACGCCTTGAGGTGTACTTGATTGACAATAGCCTTGTCAGTACCCGATGGGAAGAACACGTTAACACTCTGCCCCTGACATATAAACTCTTGTCTTTTGGCTGAGTGTTCGACAACCCACCCCTGATCGAGTTCAAATGCTGTCTTAAATGTAGCCTTCTCGTCGTCGGATAGGAACTCCAAGTGCTGTACAGAGCCTTCATTCTCAAGAATACTTTGCCATACCTTCTTAGTGTTCTTTCCTTTCTCATCTAGTAGGTCCTCCAAGTATGGATTACGAACCGTGTGAGATCCTGCTCTCGTCCGATGAACAAAGCAATTAGATATGCGAGGCTCAATAGAGGCAGAGCAACCGCATAGGATGCTACTGTTAGCGTTAGGAGCGACAGCCAGAAGATGCATGTTACGCACACCTGTACCCCTACCATCAGGGCATTCACCACGCTCCATAGCCAACTGGTACGTACTGTATTGAGCCTGTTGTTTGATCTCTTGAAACATCTGATAGTTTTCACTAGCGGCCTGCCAAGATTCCCAAGCTATCCCTTTGCCTTGGAGGTAGCCGTGGAAGCCCATTGCTCCGAGGCCAACTGAGCGTTCTCTGTAAGCTGAGTAAACAGCTTTTGATAATTGTTCTGGTGCGTTGTCAACAAAGAATTGAAGCACGTTGTCCAAGAATCGGATAAGGTCTCCAACCATGCCGCTTGATTTCCAGTCGTCGTATCTTTCGAGGTTGACTGATGAGAGGCAACAGACTGCTGTGCGCTCTTCATTTGTTGCGAGATGGATTTCATTGCAGAGGTTACTACCCATAATTGTGAGTCCAAGCCGTCTCTGAGCTTCTGGTAAACTTCGTCTGGCTGTGTCGATAAAGTTAAGGTAAGGACTGCCAGTTCTGAAGCGAGCTTCAAGTATTCGTTGCCAAAGTTTGCGAGCCTTGACTGTATCTCTGACAATTCCTGTACTTGGGTCTGTAAGGTTCCATTCTGTATCATTGATTACCGCCTCCATAAAAGCGTCAGTGATGTTCACTGCATTAAAAAGATTAAAACATTTGCGATTGATGTCACCACCAGTCGCTACCTTGAAGGAGATAAACTCCTCAATATCAGGATGGCTTACGTCTAGGTACGCCGCGTAGCTTCCCTTCCGTGTCTTCCCCTGTTTGTACGCTGTCATCTGAGCGTCCACTACTTTCATGAATGGGATCGGTCCCGGAGCTTTGTCGCTCACTCCTCTCACGTCTGACCAATGCCCACCCACACCTCCGCCCTTTACGGAAAGCCATGCTACTTCACCATTATGTTCAATAAGAGAATCAAGATTGTCCCCCACGTAAGTAAGGAAACAGCTAATAGGCAACCCACTAACCTTTCCATTCGGTTCTGGGGCATTACTAAGGACAGGAGACGCAAACATGAACCAACCCTTTGAGGCATAGTCATAAATACGTTGTGCCAAATCCAGATCCCCGTAGCAGTAGGCCACTGCCGCACGTGCGAAAGCCTGCTGAGGAGACTCTTCATGTTCAAGCATATAGTAGTCACGCATGAGCGTACTTGCTTGATCACTAAGGCGATTGTCTCTTTCATAATCAATCGTTATCCCAAGGTGTTGAGTCATCGAAATCATTCTCCAGTGTATCTTGTTTTTCTTCAATGCGATCAGCGAACCGATCTACCAAGTCTTCTGAGGTAATCTCTAACGTCTCCATCAGAGTTACCTCATCCAACTGCTTGAGCTTATCCTTAATTTCTTCAAGCGTAAACATCTATTTTACCATACTTCAATCAGTTTGTCAAGATAATGTTTGCACTTTTGCAAATCTAATACACCACCTTTGTCTTGAAAACGAGCAATGTATTTGATCACATTACCAATTAAGAATCCCTTGAATTGATCCTCAGTCATCCATGACTGCATTGCGTCCCAAGGCTGTATATCTTTGTCGGTGTAGTGTGTACCTCCAAGTTGATACTCACGCGCCATATCATGTAAGTCAGGCATATCGCTCCCTTAAATAATTAATAGACACTGGCATCTCATCGAACGTCCCTTCAATCACTTCGTGCAACATCCAAATACCAGACCATGATCCGTTAGTCTGTGGATTCAAGTAGTCCTCATCATGTTGATAGTAGATACCTGCAAACAATCCCGTAATGCGCTTACCATCAGCGCGTCTAGCGTAAGAGATACTACGATCCTGTACGTGGCCCATGACACAAGACATGTGTTGCTTGTTGATCAGTGCGTTAGAAGAACTTACTGGTCTTCCCATAACACCACTAACAAAATAATGGCTGTAACAGACACCATCAATAACCACAGGCTGTAAGAAATCATAGACCTCCCATCCCATCTCTGTTAAGTACAGATCATCAAACGACATGAGACCTTCTAGCTTAGGATCTGCATTGATAGCACGAGCAATACGATACTCATGGTTACCCAATGTAAATACTAAACGAGGGTTCCACTGCTTGTCCTTGTTGCGCTTGAGTCTCTCCTGTTCCTTACGAATAGGATCAAGGAACTCTTGCATTGCCTCAACACCTGAGTTGATGTCATTGATGTAGCGTCTACCTTCAAAAGACTTCTTACCTACATCATAGGTAGAGAGACTAGGTAGATCAAAGTGATCACCAATATGCACAATTACATCAGGCTTCTTCTCAACGGCATATTCTCCTGCCCAACGCAGATGATCTGTCGGGTGTCCCGGCTTCACTTGCGTGTCAGGTATGACCATGTGTTTCATTTCTGATTCCTCAGTAATTCAAAGAAGTACTCTGCGTCAACGACTGCGAGTGGTCTTCTTCTGTTTTCTTTAACGATGACAAGCGGCTGTGCATCGCCTCGATTGTTGCACTGGTCAACATAACGATAGACTCCAACTCTCGCAAGCGACTTGCATTCGACATCGAACGGGAAAGACTTGCTAGCCAAAGGGCTGAGTTGAAGATCACTGCCGCTAACACCCATACTTGTGCTTCTGACATCATTCTCCTCCAAATGTGGATACGTCTCCAGTACTCGATCACGGGTCCACTGCTGTAGCTTACGTCCTTTAGATTTAGCTGACTGCGTTTTCACTTGGCGGACTCCATATCTCATCTGGATTTCTTTGTAGGTACAAAAGGATTCCATTCTCTATTGCACGTTCTTCACTGCCTAACTCTTCAACACAAACATCAAACATCTCTTGCGCTGTCTTATCCTCTAACAACTTACGTGCTTTGACTGGGCCAATACCCCTGACACCAATGATGTTATCAATCCGGTCACCAACAAGGAACTGCATATAAAAGTTAAGCAGTCCCTCATCGGCTGTAACGTAGTACTTCTCCTTCTTTACAAAGTTGTAGTGCCATCCCTGCACTTGATCGAAATCCTTGTCAAGAGACACGATGATGCTTTCATCTCCATATGTTGTTGCGTCAATTGCAATAGCATCATCAGCCTCAATCCCTTCATACACTTTACCATTCCATGATAGTTCAAGATACTCACGCAACAGTCCATGATGCGTAGGTTTCTCACCCTTACGGTTACCTTTGTAAGGTGCTGTGATGGCGTAGTCATGTCGATAGTTGGATGAGCCAGTTAGATAAGTCTTCCACTCCCCAACATCAAGATCAAACATAACTAAATCTTCAAGGAACGAGGCCATCGTCCTGATAGCCACATCCTGAGACTCCTCTTGTGTTGCAAATCCTATGCGGTAACAGAGGATATCACCATCAATCAGTGCGATCAAAGTACTTCTACATCCTCGTACTTATCATCAGACTCAACGTATTCGCTAAGGTCTGTGACGATCAGCTTCTTGACACCAAGAGAGACACCTTTGTTACCTGTCGGTCCTTTCCATGCATATGGTTGAACCATCACAGTACCACGGGAGCCATTACCTACTTTGATATTGCGAGGTAAAGCTTCACCACTTGTATCGTAAGGTGTGATCTCATACTTAGACTTGCATGTCACAAAGAAACCACGCTCATCATCCTTGGTGCGCACATCAACACCCAGACTCTCAAGCTTCTCAACTTGCTTAGGGTTGAGGTTTACCAAGTCAACTTGATACTTTTGAGATGTTGGATTCACCTCATACAGACTAGGCCAGTACAACTCAATGTCCTGAATCTTAAATAAATCACTCATACTTTTCTCCGTAGGAAGTAATTGAACATATATTATAACACAACTACTCAGTGTGTGTCAAACCAATTGTTACCTATTTTACTTTCAGCATCAACGCGACACCGAAACCCCAAGACTTTTCCTGCGTGTGTCGCAGAAGTAGTCATCCACATTGCAACATCTTGAGCATCTCTCTCCGATGTTTCAATTTGAATTTCATCATGTACAAATGCAACTTGTCGCACAGGTAAGCGAAATCGCTTGAATTGTTTGTGTGCTTCAATACACCACTGCTTTGCAATGATAGCCCCGCAACCTTGAAGGAGGCTGTTGAGCGCGGCATGCTCAGATCTAACAATGATTCTTCTACCATCCAACCCGGGTACGTACCCTTTGCTCGCCACTTTCTTAACTTTTTCCATAAGTCTTGATAACGCAGGGGTGTTAGCATAAAAGCGCGACAAGACCTCTTGCCCCTCACGCGCACCTCCCCCGACAATACTACCAATCTTTGCGGGTCCCGCGCCGTAAAGGGTTGCATAGATGAGAGTCTTAGCCTGCGGTCTCGTAATGCCTGCGGCATCAGCGTTCTTCTGATGGATATCTCCATTCAATAACTCCTCTGTCCATTCATCATCTTGCATGTAATGAGCTAGGCATCGTAGTTCTATGCCACTCAGGTCAGTACCAACGAGAACATTACCTTCCTCTACAATCCACAAGGCTCGACACTCCGCACCATACTCACTGTTGACACTAGGGATTTGCCCCATGTTTGGTTTCTGGTGTGTCATGCGTCCAGTCACAGCACCATTAGTGATCACCCTACCGTGTACCCTACCGTCATCCTTAACGCTATCAATCCATGAATCAAGCAGACCAACACGCTTCTGTATCATCAGATACTCAGCAATCAGTTGTGCTTCAGGTAGATCAATCCCCTTAAGTGTACCCTCATCAACTATGATACTGCCTTTCTCAGTCTTCTTAGTAAACTTAACGCCACGCTCCTGAAGACGCTGTGCGATTTGTTGTCTTGACCCCACATTGAATACGGTAACCCCGTCTTTGAGACGCTTGCCGGTCTTCTCTGACCAACGCTCTTCCACAATCGGAGGAAATATATTTTGCAAGTGGTCAGTGATAAAAGCCATCCTATCCTTAAGCGTAGCCAACAAAGAGATAGCTTCTTTCTCATTGAGTTTAAAACCATTGTCTTCCTGCTTCTTCATGATGTGTGCAACTTGATGTTCAAGATCAACAGAGTGACCGTAGTCCTTGAGTTCTCTTGACAACTTGTCATACAGTTTCACGGTTACGTTGACATCCTGCATACAATAGTCAGCCATCTCATCAGTGTAACCACCATCAAAATCAGTGAAGTCATCCTTGAAATCACCGAGCCTTTCACCCCATGCACGTAGACTATGACCACCCTCCAGTTGTGGATTCCATAGCCTTGACATGACCAGAGTGTCGTGGACTTTGGAGAGGGGAATCTTGACTCCCCAAACCCGTGACAACACTGGCCCATCAAACCCTATGATGTTATGTCCTACCACTACATCGGCTTTATCTACTAATGCTTGTACGTGCTTAGCATCTGTGTAGATAGAGGTGTAGTTGTCATAGTGGCAACCACAACACCATATCGTATCGTGTGCAAGGTTGGTCTCAATGTCGAGTACCAATACCCTCATTACAACTCCTCTTCATTAATCTCAGTCATTCTACCAGTGTTACGAGAATACAGCAATGCACCTGCAGGTCCAGTTGTGCCACTGAATCGGTTCTTCAGCACACGCACACGGGTAGTGTTACGCTCTTGCACATCTTCAGCCTGACCATTACGCTCAAGTCCAATCACCATGTCAGATAACTGTGCGATAGAACCAGACCCACGCAGTTGAGCAAGAGATGTAGCCGCACCTTCCTCATGTCCCTTGGAGTCAGGACGCTTGAGATGTGACACCACAATCAAAGCAATGCCTGTCTCCTGCACAAGCATACGTAGCTTGGTCATGATCTCGTCTATTGCTTTGCGTTCATCACCACTGGCTTGAGCAGACACCACGATACTAATATGATCGAGGAATACATAACTACAGCCCAGTCCCTTGGCAAGATATCGTACTCGACTAATAATGTTATCAACACTGGTACTACCAAAGTGATCGAACAGATATATACGGTCAGTACCGAGTGTCCTGTTAAACGCATCAGTCTTGTCCTCATCGGTTGCGTCTGTGTCTGGTAAGTGGAGTGGTTGGTTAGCCGCAAGAGACATCAATGATAGACCTGTCTTACGCACTGACTCCTCCAAGAACATCAGACCTAGGTTGTCCTCAGTCTTGTTGAGTACATGCCACACAATCTCACGCACAAACTGTGACTTACCCAGTCCAGATCCTGCAGTGATAGTGACTAGCTCACCCTTGCGTATACCATAGGTCAGATCGTTTACCCCTGCAAAAGGATACACACAATCAGCAGGTGCAAGAGGTTTCATCACATCATCATACAGACTACTACCCACAATGATCCCGTCAGGTACATGCTGTTCAGATGCCCACCACTTGTCGGAGAACTCCTTCATCTTCTTCTGCTGAAGATAATCACACGCATCCTTCATGCCATCGAGGTGCTTGAACACCTTGGCCTTACCACCAAAGATCTCTGCTACCTGTGATGCCGCTTTCTGCCCTGCTTCATCGCCGTCAAAGCAGATAACGATGTTGTCAAAGGAATCAAACCACTCGTATTGCTTGCGTATATCCTTGGCGGCAGAGGTTGCACCATTGCGTACTGACACAACGGGATACTTAGACCCAAGCATCTGGTACGCGGCCATCGCATCGAACTCACCCTCAACAATCGTAACGAACTTACCACCCTTACTGAACAGGTGCTGTCCATAGAACTGTGCGTCCTTCCAGTTACCGTTGATAAAAAAGTTCTTGTCATGCGAGCGTACCTTCTCAGCAATCACATTACCCTTGGCATCTGTGTACGCAAACATAGTCACACCATCTTCACCATCACGTATACACTTGTACGCCTTGGCGGTGTCTCGACTGATACCTCTGTCGATAATCGTTCGGTATAAGTCGTCATTGTTCCAAGCCCCAATAGGCTCACTGTCGTATGTTGTAGCGTGCATCAGTACCTCACTATTACGCTCTGCCCAATCGTCTGACTCAGGTGCTCTACGTGCCTCACAGGAGAAGCAATGAGTCCATCCGTCATCATTTACACACAATGCATCACTAGACCCGCAATCATTGCATGGTAGGTGCATCTTTACAAAAGCCACTCTCGTTCTCCTTGTAGTACTTACTCAACACCATCAGTGCATAAGACTCTTTAGGATCGCAACAGTAATCCGCAAGAGAAGTTAGTACACGATGAAGACCATAACGATAAATCATTTCACAACAGTCTGTCAACATAATGTGATTGTTGTGTTCTTCCATCGCAAGAGAGAACTCTTCAATTGGAATTTCTAAATCACCCATACTCTGTAGTCTCCTTTGTAGATACAAAGACTCTAAAGATAATAATAATAAAGTAATCTCTTAGATAACTCTAGAGAGAATAGTGTATCATGAATAATCTTCAGTGTCAACAATGTCATCAATACTCATGAGGTCATGTCGCTCAACTGCTTTGACTTGATCGCGTATCGGATTGTAACAATCATTGCAAAGATCGAGGAACTCCTCAGTTTCTGACGACTTTCTTGTCGCCTCAAAGTCTGTCAACAGACAGTTACATGCAACACATCTCATTCATCATCTCCTTTCTTTAGAAAAGATGTAATTAATAATGCCACATAAATCAACAAGATAGCTGATGTAATTAAAGTATCCATTAAATATTCAACCCCACTTTTTCGTGACCATCCAGTGACCACAGGGTATCACACCATGCCATGCTTTGTCAAAGTTTTTACGAGGCGGAGCATGTCCTCCTTCACGCTTCTCAAGCCCATACTTTTTGCGGTAACGACAAGCAAATTGTCTGATTGAGTTGATCGAACCGCCCAACTTCTCAGCTATTTCAGCGGCAGTGTGTCCGTTATTCCACATGCCAACAAATATTTTCATTTGTTCCGGTGTATACTTCGCTTGCATAGTCCCTTCCTATCATCCAGATAGTCTACAACTATCGATTCAAGACGCACACGTCCATCCTCAAAAGTTATTGTCATTCTTCATACCTTCTCGTTTCTAATTAATTCCCAATATTCATCCCACTTGTACACTTTACCTTCGACTTCAACATCTGCGGGGTAACAATCAAAGTGTATGTAGTGATCACGAACATACTCCAATATACTTGCAATCAGTGTGTTATCACTCATTCTTCATACTCCCTCTGCATAAGATACAACTCACCAATCACATGCTCTGCCAACGCAAGACGACCACGCAAAAAGTCAATATGCTGTGACTGCGTTGACAATCGCACAGATGCGGCCTCAAGAATCCCATCATAACCATCAAACTCTACAGTTAAAGGGTCAATCTCCCTGATGAACTCAATCATCTGGTCTGTTGTGTAATGATTCATGAGTAATCTACCTCCACTATGTCAGCGACAGGACATCCATCACGTTCAACATCACACCAGACATTTGTACCATTACGCACATCCAGTCCATTATCATCATACTTACCGTTATACTGCTCGACCTCTAGGTCTTCCAAATGCCAGTAGTCAGGCATATCAGGATAGTTCTTCTCAAACTTCCACGTTGCACACAGGATGTACTCATTGTCATCCTCATCCCACCAAAAATGCGTACCATGATAGAGGTACTGATCCTTATAACCAATCATCCTAGGTCTCCCATTACACTCACTTCATCGCGTGTCATGAACTTGTGATCCATGTCCGCAACATCCTCTGCATCAAGCCATGCATCCTTGGAATTACCTCCCGCATCAATACCAAGGAACAACACACGACCTGCATAAGGGTAAGGGTACACATCCGGTGCATACCAGAACTCTGTCTCCTCATACAATCCCTCATCGTTCACATAGATTGCATCACCACCCTCATCGTATCCACCACTACAAAAGAACCTACACTGCAAGTGCTTCTGGATGTCAGTCCAGTCACCTACTTCCACGTTCTCAATCGTCCGTGTATACGGATCAACTAATACACCTTTCATTGGTCATTCTCCTCATCGTACCAACCCAACACAAGATTATCTAACGATGCTAGGTATTGTAGCTCGTCAAACAAATGATCGTATGCTTCTTCTTTAGTCTCGCCTGCAACTACAACAGTTACTTGAAACTCGTAATGATTAAGCTCTTTCATTTATCTTCCTCCTTTACATATTCTAATGATAACTCACCCCAAAACTCCTCGTAGTCATCTGAAGAATGTTGCTCTGAATCGTAATAATACATATGCGATTCTTTGTTAAGTTTGTTTGTCGCCTCCTCAAGAGATTCAGCCTCTACACTAAACGTGGTCAGTCCTGTTACCGTCTCTTTGTACGGTACGGTAAACACAAACTTTTTCATATTACTCTCCTGTTAGTACAGTTAGATGTAGACGAGACACATCATCAGCAGATGCAAAACGCCCACGATTACACTTGTTATGCATGACCTGTTCACACCATGAGTCCCAGATCTTCTGCGTGGTACGATTACCAGTGAACAGATTGACATAGTTCATGATCTTCTCGAACTTCTTGGAGTCCGACTTGACACCCTTCTGGATCGTCACATCCTTGATGTCAACCTTGTAGAGCCTACGCACGTTATGCACATCCATACACCCAACACGACCAAACATCATCTGCATGACAAAGCCTGCCTTAGCTAGTCCGAGTCCCGGCACATCTAAGAGACGCATCATCATCGCCCCATCCTTGGTCTGAACAGTACCCCCAAGTTCCTTCTTGGGAGTCATCCACAACTCCATGAGATCATCGTACAACTCCGCACCATAGTCTCGCAGATACTCATACGTCTTGCGCTTGAAGCCGAACAAGTATTGGGAGTTACCCTTGTTAGCACGATAATCATCCATCATCTTAGGCCACATCCAATGAGGCATCTTGATGGTCAACACAACGGCAATGATACCGTCACACATCTGCTCGTGATTCTCCTGCATGTACGCATTGATCGCAGGATTGTATTTCTTAAACATTACTTCATCTCCTCAATTTCTGCCAAACGATCTTGACACTTCTTGGCGCGTAACTGATACCACTCAGAACCGCCCATCATAATGAACAACTCATATGCCGTACCGTAATTACTACGAGCCAACGACATATACCCACCATCAAAGTCTTCCTGCGCTTCGTTGAAATACGACTCAGCGATGAACGACACTTGACCCTCAGTCAGATCCTTAAGATCAAACAACTTACACTCTACTTTCATACTACTCTCCAGTTTGTATGTACAAAAAAATCATGGCGTTTCTCAACGAGCATAATACTTAGACAAGGATTTGCCTAAAAAGTTCCCTACTACATCTCAACATCAATTACTTCAATTTCTACATCTCTGCAACGATGTTTCCACACATTGTATTCATCGAGTATGGAATCAAGGTCAAAGGATTCTTTAAGATCCCAACCACCTACCCACAACACATAATACTCACGCATCACATTTCCCCCCAACCTGCACTACGCAACCACGCATTGTCAGCATCAGAGTCAGCTTCTCTACGCTCCCGTGTGTGCTCACAAGAGTCACACAACAGAAGCTCCCCATGAATCCCAGTCGTACCACACTTAGACTCTACCTCACGATAGTCGTATCCGCATGGCACATACTGATACACCACATTGTCACACATCATAACACTCCTTTACACACTCCCAATTGATGTCATACAACACCGCATCATCGTGATACAAGTGTCTAAACACCATCGCAGAATCATCCTCAAACACGACAATCACCTTGTCAGTAAAAGACACATCAGGAAACTTATGCTTCCACACTTCAGTGTCCATCTCATTGCGGTGAAACTCCCGCCTCAGAAGCTCTCGCTCCACTCTATCATCATCAAACATCCATCGTCTCCGCGCCATCAAGCTCACTGATCACAATAGTCCACGGATCGTATGAGTACTCCCACTCAGACTCACCCGCATCATACCTAGACAACATGAACTCACCCATCTTGTCACCGAGTCCCCTGCAATACAGTTCACTCAAGGTATCCTCAAGATTCAACACACGATTAACGAGTAAACACCCACCCTCCTCGTATGTATGAACAATCACTTTGAACATTTTAGTTTCTCCTGTTCACCCATTCACACAGACCTGCAATCACACCCCAAAAGATGCACCACACACCAACGAATCCAATCGCCACAAGATAGAACTCATCCATCACTTCACCTCCGCGATCACACCATCACGCATCACAACAGACGCAAAGAACTCGCGCTTGCCTGTACCCTCGCGCAATTGCGGACGATTGGAACCAGTGATCACACCAGTCGGACGATACTCATTACCGAACACTGAAGTCTCGGTGTATCGCAATGGTTGACCAATTGATTCTTTCAACTGCTTTTTGCTTTCGTAATTCAATATCATCATTTCGTAATTTCCTTTTGTATGTACAAAGAAAAAGCCCGCCAACGATCACTCGCTAGCGGGCTTATTCATCCAGTCGCGTTAACTTGCTTTCTTGTCAGTGTTCAAAAGCGCATGCGCCGCGATTTTGTGTTGCGCATATGCTTCAAGCTTTTTCGCGATAGTGCGAACCCCGAAAGCACCGCCGTCTCGCGAAAGCTTCAAGTACAGTTTCTCAACGATAAAGTCGTCGTCACTGCACCCGCGAACAGTACAATCGAATCCTGATACAGAAGCTTTTGAGTCATCGACAGTAGTTTGTTTATCTACTGATTCACCCGATGATTCCGGCGCTTCACTCGCATCATTCTTACTGGCGGGATCATTAGCTCCATTAGATGAATTGTCGTCTAACAGGCTTTTGAGTCGTTTATATACGTTTTGAGGGGAATTACACCCGTCTAACGCTTGCTCGACTAAATCGCGTTTATTGTCTTTGATCGCTCGCAATATTTTGCCGATGTAGGTTCGATATTGCGATTGGGTAGACTCCGCGATTTTATCCCCTGTCGCGTCAGTGTAAGCAGTCTGGATGATTTCGATTGTTTCGGGTGTGATATGTACCTTTTCAACCGCCTTCAATCCTTTATGCTCCGCGACTGGTTTAATGCCAATGATCATTCGAATCTGATCAGTGATAACCAGCCCCGCCTTTTCTTTAATCATTAATTGCTTAACGACATTGTGCGAGAAGTTTGACGCGATAGTTTCGACAGAAAGTGTTTGCTTTTGAGTAGTCATGATTAATCACCTTTTTTGTATGTACAAAGAATTGATCAATCGCGAGACTCCAAAGAAACCGCGTTAACTAGCTATGTTAAATAACGGGTATCGGAATCCCGCGACCGATGCGACGATTTCCGCGCCGCATGATCCTTTGACAACGATTCATAGAAAAAGTTCCCTGTATAATTTTTGTACAGTAGTTTGTATGTACAAAGGATAGGGCGGGTATCAATCCAGAAACTGTGGCGGGCAGTAGGTAATCAGTGTTGGGCAGTTTCTAGGTAGGTGCTAGCGGGTACTGTCTAGTCACTCACTCTCTCGAATTCTAGGCCGGAATCTAAACAGTCTTTGTTGCGGAATCGCTCAAAAGCGGCACTAGGGTACTCCGTAGGGGCGGGGGAGGGCTGTCGGCACAATTGGCAACCGGAGATACTGCTCAGATACAAA